GCTGAATTTATAAGTGCACAATGGTTAAGAAGGAAACTCTAATGGGTGAAGCGTACACAGTAAACACTGAACAGAAGAAAGAATTGTTTAAAAAGTTTGTCGATGAGTTGTTTGAAGACAAGCAGTATATTACTTTTCGGTACACGTTTGGTAAACCACGATCACCAAAGCAACAAGCGGCACTGGAAGTCTATTTCAAAGAGGCGGCTAGACGTCTAAACGATGCAGGTATCTACCATCAGATGAACGCTAAGTTTATGAAGGGTGACATTGAGATACCGTGGACACAACAATCATTTAAATTATTTTGGAAGCAGATTCAAAACACCATGTACGACATAGAATCTACTACCGAGATACACTCTGACAAAGTAGCTAAAGTATATGACGCTATCAATCGGGGTTTGGTGGAGAGAACTGGTATACACATACCATTCCCTTCAAAAGATATGACTGAGTAGGAGTTAACATGGAAATTTTACTAGGAATTGCATGGCTTATACTAATCGGAATATGTATGAAAGGTTGGTGGGATATGGTTAGCGATGAACAAAAACTGTGGGAAGAAAGAAAGAAGAAGAACAAACGCTAGGGTATACTCCGTGAAGGGTTCTGGAAGGGCGTTTAAAGGGCTTGTAGAGCTTTCTAAGCGCGTTTAGGTAAAAATATGATCTACCCTACAGGGTATGGTAAAATGAGGTTATTTATGGCTGTTACATTACGTTCTAAGTGTTTGACTGCAATCCAGAAATTGGCAAGAATCTCTGCCGCAGATGAATATGGAATGGTTCAGTGTGTATCTTGTGATAAGAGAATGCACTGGAAGGAATGTGATGGTGGTCACTACATAGCTAAGGGGAGTAGTTCGTACTGGGCATTAGAGGTTGAGAATGTTCACCCCCAGTGTAAAGGATGTAATGCCTTTGGTATGTCCAAGGGTAGTGCTGAAGGACAGTACACTCTATGGATGATAGATATGTATGGTGAAGACTTTGTTAGGCAGATGCACCAAGACAAGAGAAAGATCAAGAAGTTGTACACTGCTGATTACAGGGATATGTTAAAAGAGTTTAATGATTTGATTAAATACCATGAGGAAAGATTGTTATGACTAATGGATTTTTAAACGATTTACGGAGCAAGGCTATTGATTTAAAGATGCATCATGTTCCAGTACAGATGGATTCTATCTTTGAGGCTGTGCTGTATGGCTCTGCCCTGCCTGCTTATGCAGTAGAAGAGATAGACTTAATCTGGTCTGAGGTAGAGGCTGAACAAGAGGCTCTTGCTGAACCACCTACAGATGAAGAATTAAGGTTGCATCACCCTACGTTTAGTGTAGAATAGATATTGAGATTGAGATTGTCTGCACAGATTAATTTCAAATTAGGCCCTATCAATTGTGGAGATTGATGGGTCTTATATAATTTTCTATTTCATGTGTGTTACCTAGTGTTGTTTTGCCCCTTCGGGGGCTTTTTTTGGTATAATCAGAGCATGGAAAAGAAGAGTCTCTTAAAAAGAATTGGCGTATCTGGTTACAATAAACCTAAGCGTACACCTAACCATCCAACAAAATCCCACGTTGTTGTCGCTAAGTCTGGCGATCAAGTAAAGACTATTCGCTATGGTCAGCAGGGCGTATCAGGTGCAGGGGCTAATCCTAAGTCAGCTAAACAGAAGGCTAGACGTAAATCATTCAAGGCTCGACACGCTAAGAACATCGCTAAGGGTAAGATGTCTGCGGCATACTGGGCTAACAAATCTAAATGGTAGGAGAATACAATGCCGCAAGGTAAGGGTACATACGGAAGTAAGGTAGGACGACCAAAGAAAGTAAAAGCTAAACGCGCACGTTCTATGCCGCTAGACAAAGAGCAAGCTGAAAAAGCTATACAGGCTTTGCGAGATGAGGCAGGCAGAAAGAAGTACCGTAAAAAGAAATCAATGTTGAAGAAATAATGAAAGGTTTATACGCAAACATACACGCTAAGAGAAAGAGAATAGCCGCTGGGTCTGGTGAGAAGATGCGTAAGGTTGGGTCTAAAGGCGCGCCTACAGCCAAGGCATTCAGGAAGTCTAAGAAGACAGCAAAGAGCCTGTTAAGTTAATACGTCCAGATAACAGGCATAGTCTTTCTAGTATCGACATGGATGAAGGTCTTAGCTACCCCTATCCCATTGAAGCCCATTGACTGAGCGTTCTTTATAATCTGGTACGCTTCGTTTCCGTTATTAATTCTAATGTCTGCCGCTATCCCTTGTCCGTGGGTTCCGACCTTTGCCTTTCTAGCTTCAATGCTGTGGGTCTTGTCCCTGTACCCACTGGTAATGATAAACGGAAATCCGCATACATGGCGTAACTCATCCAACTTATCCATAAAATCAGAACACATCTCATTGTTGCCTGTCTCCTGACAGTTGAAGTCTTTTAGCTGGAAGTATCTCATTTTCCTACACCCTTCATTCTTTCTGCTGTACGCATTCCACCTAAGCCCAGCATTCCCATTAATACAGGCATCATTACAGATGTGTCCGCCTGAGGGATAACTACACCAAACCCTGCCGCCAGTGGTGAGATTAGGAAGTTGACTGCGAATCCAAGTACGCAGACCCATCCTGTTGCAGGCCGCCAACTTGATTGAAACCAGTTTCCTTGGGCTTCTGCTTTGTTGAGTTCAATCTGAGCGACTGCGAGTTCCTGCGCGTGGCGTTCAGAAAGCGTTGAGAGTTCATAAGCAATCTTCTGCTTTTCGGTGGCATCAGGTATCCATTTATCAAGTAGCCCAGTGACAGGCGCAATTAGGGAGGTTAATACGCTCATTATATAATCTTCTTATATTACTTTAATGGGTTAGAAAGGTAGTCCATTGCAGACCACAGGTCTTCTACCTCTCGCTTAATTGTAGTTATCTTTGCTTCAAATCCACTGACCTTTTCTGTGACTAACTCAGCCTTTGTTACTGTAGCTTTCATGGATTCAATTTCTTTTTCAAGGTCATTTACATTTTCATCAATTAATAACAACCTATCTTGCTGGTCAATTATCGTTTGTAGATTAGCCCCTAATGTTGCTAGTTTGCCCTGTAACTGCGACACATCATTATCTGCTAGTTCTTGTTTAATTAACTCAATCTCACTCAAAAGTTCTTGTTTGTTTGTTACAACTTGTTCTTGAAGAGGCGTAATGTTTGGTATCTCATTCAACTCTACAGACTCAAGCCGTGAATACAAACTGCTTGCTGTCCATACACCGCCACCCAAGGTTGTTGCAAGACTAAACAAAATTGCAATGTACACACCTTTAAAGGATGTGCCGCCAATTTTTAACTCAGTCTCTTCTAGGCTCATGTGTTGTCACTTTCTTCATCTTCACAATCAATTTGATACATGAAGCAATTAAACCCTAAAGCCGTTGGGCCAGTGTTGTAGAACAAACTCTCGTAACCAGTGTTAAGAATTTCAGTTTCGGAGGCGTAAATATCTAAGCCGTAATTACCCTGCCCATTAAGATACACACTGCTGACTGTCTCGCTAGATGCCCAAGCTAATTCAACAGCTTGGTTAGTAGAACTGTAAGTAAGCGTGTTATCTTCGACGCGAGTGTTGTTGTCCATTGCACCTTGATCTAAAAATGCTACCGCTTCTGGGTTCCCTGCTACAGCTAAGAAAGCTCCTGCCGCGTTAGCGTGTTCTTCAATATCATCTAGACTTTGATTGTAAGTATCAGCGTCCTCTTGAGAAACTGACATATCATTCTGCGCTATGTAGTCTTGGACTTCTGCTTGATCATCGGGGGTTTCAGCCGTTTCAGCGCGTTCTGCTACTTCCTGTACCTCAAGCATATCAACCACTACAGTAGTAAATTCCTCAATAGCATCTTCCATTGCATCGAGTTCACTTTGCGCTTGCTCGTTGAGGTAATCTTCAGCAGAACCATAAGGCAGGTAATTAACCATGCCAGACAAAGCAGAGTTGTAAGCAGTTACTTGCTCGCTAGATATGTAATAGTTTCCTGAAAGCTGTCCGCTAGAAATACCCATGCCTGTCTGAGATGCGTGGATTGAACCTCCAACAAACATAATGCCTTTATCTATCTGATCAACGATTGCGCTAGACGTTTCTATTAGAGTGTCAAGCTCACTTGATTGAACGCCTGAACATAACAGACACAAGCTCATCAGAACCGCTTTCTTCATTTTCTTCATCATCTGTTCCTATCCCTAAAATTGAGTTGTACCATTTTTGCGTGTCGCTGTATTTCGGCGTTGGTGGCTTTTTAGACCATGTTGCAGTGCGTTTTACTGCTACTTCACCATAATCAGGGATGTACAAATTAGGTTGTGTTTTCATTAACAGAAAAGCACGTTTACCTACAACTAGTTTTCCGCTGGCTATTAAAGGACAGGGGGTTGCTGAAAGCATCATTGATCTAAAGGTTTCAACACTGCCTTGGCAAAGACGACTGATAGCCGCTACTTTCATTCCTAAATCATTTAAAAGCTTGGCATCCCTGCGACGATTACAATCAACATCTTTTTCGTAAGAGCCATCTGTATAACCAATCAGTCCTGTTTGGATACTACGGCCTGATCCTTGCAGACACGTTTCCATGCCGTTAGACATATAGGAAGGGGCAATAGCTGACCCTACTGGCATTGATGAGCTAGATCCTGCGCCATTGTAAGTATTGCTTACTGACTCATCCTTGCTATTGTTGTTACTACTAACTACTGATCCTACGGTGTTTGTGTTGAGCGATCCATCTTGCGTATTCTGACTGTCCGTATCGCCCATTGGTTCTTCTTGTGCAATTAATGATCTGCTTAAAAAGAATATAAAAATAAGAACTTTTTGCATTTTGTATCAATTATTGTTTTGTGCTTGATTAATCCTATGCATTACTTTCTGCCTGTAAATGTTTTTACCGTATCACTTTCCCAAATACGTATACCTGTATAAACGATTGTAAACAATGCCGCGATAGGAGGAAGAATCCCTGCTAGGCTGAACACAGCCGTCGAGCCAGCTAATACATCCAGTGTATCTTTCGTTACGTCTATCATTTCAGGTCCCTCTTTAGGCATGATAATATCCAATTAGTTAAGAAACAGGCTGTCTCCAGATTCCACCAAACCGTAGAACCGTGCTTGATCCAGAGCCAAACTCTCCAGTCTTAACACCAGCCCTATATCGCATTGCTGGCTCAGGCTCAAACCCTACCGCCTCTTCTATACCAGTAAAGGTATCCACATCATGCCAAGTAGATCCATCTATACTTCTTTGTACGGTAACTATGTTTCCATTAGCAAACGTGCCTGAAGCTGAAAAGTTAAAATATCCGTCAAAAAATACTGTGCTAGTAAAAGTATTCTCAGCGGTAATAGTTGCTGTAACATAAGTTGTCATTTTAAAATCCTTCGTTGCGTTTAATTAATGTTAGGCCGCGTTATTAGACCTAGATACTTCAAGCCAATTACTGCCAGTGTATATAAGAACTAAGGCATCATTGGCATTATCCATAGAAAAGTCACCTTCTAGCTTTAAGTTGCCAGAGTTGTCTTTTGCAACAATAGTTCTTGCATTATTTTTAGGCTTTAAAATTAACATCTGCCCTGCACGACCACCATTGACTGTATCTAAATCGTCAGTAGATGCACCGCCTTCTGTGTCAACAGACAAGAAAGAACCCACAGCCGTAATGACTCCAGATGCAACAACAACTTCAATAGGGTTATCGCCAAAGTTTAAGCTGTTTGCCTGTACATTGTTAAATGTAGGGTTTCGCCCAAAGACTCCACCGTATTGTTTAATGCTCATATCTATTTCCTATTATTAAGCGTTGTTGGAACGGCTTAGTTCACACCAATTACCGCTACTATTTTTAATCAGCACAATTTTGTCGTTTATAGTATCTAAAGAAAAATCACCTGCTAACTTAAGGTTTCCACTACCATCCTTTAATACGACAGTTCTTGACCCGTTGTTAGCTGTACAGATTAGTATGTCACCAGAGCTACCACCATTAATAGTATCCAGATCATCAGTAGATGCTGAACCCTCAGTGTCAATAAATGCGTTAGCCCCAGTGACAGTGATAACACCGCTTGCTATTGTAACGCTCGACTGGTCAACAAGACGTATGAAATTACCTATGTTATTAAGAGTAGTGTAGTTCTCAATCTTTGTAGCAGAAGAAGATCCATCGAAATATGCAAACTCTAGCTTATTGATTCCATAGTTCTCTAAGTCCGCATCAGAAGAGTACACAGCTTTAGTAATGTTCTTCTCTGACCTGACACCATTTAAACCAACAGATACTCCCTCGCTAAGCTCTAAGTCACTATCAGTCATATTGACGAGATAGAAGTTAGTTGGGTTTAATCCATTAATAAATCCAGCAGTAGAAAGGCTAACTGTGTGGCTACTTCCTGAACCTGTTAAGGTTGGAGTTGATCCAACAGTGGTAGTATAATAAAACTTAAACCCATCTTTTGCATCATTTAAAGAGACATCGAATTTTAACGCGTCGTAACCTGTGCCTCCTTGTATTGCAGTTACCTGTTGAGCAAGCGAAGTGTAGGTTGCACTTGGTATACTAACTGTTGTTACACCGTCACTAACTACAAGAGTTGTTGTTTCTGAAGCCGTAGCTGTTGCATTATATATTGCAATTAACGCATTAACTCCTTCTGCATCGGCAGTCACAGCCCTAACAGAAGTTTCAGTTGCAACAAATGAAGGTTGTTGAGTTCCATTTCCTGCTATTTTAAACACACTAAAGTGACTTGCTTGTCCTGCCCCTGTACCAGTATTTACACCTAGCTTGTTAATATGTACGCCACCTAGGACTAAAGAGCTAGAAGTTGTTAGATTTAAAAAAGACCCTGCTGTAGCTGAAGTAGGCGCAATAGTGACATCTTCAACGTGAATAGAATCAAACACTGCGCCACGTATATTCTGCATATACATAACTTCGTTAGCTACTACGTTACAGGCTTCTATGTTTAATTGATTGAAGGAACTGTTGGCTCCCTCTCTGTAATCAAACGCTCGATTCATTAATATGCCATCGCCCCTTTGGTTAGCAAAGTAACAGTTGTTCCAGAGACATCCACTGTTGGCTGAACCGCCAGGATTTAGCAATACAAATGATCCATTAATTTGTCGGCAGTATATGTTTTCAAATGCCGCACTAAAAACGCCACTTTCTGTAGCATTCCAATCATTTTCTATACCAGAGTAACCATTCCTTAAAGACATATTACGTATGGTATGCCATCCTTTTCCTTTATTATTATCACCATCTGTTTCAGGCCAATACAATAGTGCGCCCTGTCCAACATTAGAGCTTGTTCTAGCTGATTCTATCTCTAACTTGTTAGGTAAGGAAGTGTGCTGAATAGTAAAGTTATCAATAGTAATACGCGGATATCTCATTTCTAACACAGGACTAGTTGTGTTAGTACGTTTAATTTTACTATCTACTCTACTCTCACCATACAAGCGTTGCCCTGCTGTTGTAAGGTATATAGTAGCTGATACTTTATAATCACCAATAGGAATGTATACTGATTTGCCTGTATTCAAAGCGGCCTGTATAGCGGCAGTATCATCTGTATCGTTGTCACCTGTTGCGCCAAAGTCTTTAACAGAAACGCTTTCTTCAAGTTTTGCTTGTACTGTTGTTGCAACTGATCCTGTCTCACTGCGTTGATACGAAATATCACTAGCCGCTGTTGGTGTTACTGCGCCAGCTTCAGGGGAGCCAGTAGAAGCATTGAAATACAAGTATTTTCCTACGCGATCTGCTTTAAGAGGAAGAGACATTGATACTGTAGGCTCTACTTCTTGCAAACTTATACTGCGATCAAGAGAATTTTCGTTCTGAACCGCACCAATGTAAATCTTATCAAAGTCTTCGTTGACATCTGCGGCAAGAAAGTCACCACTGTTCTGATAGTTGGTAGTACGATCTAATGGCATATTAAGAACAAGGCTTACAATCTGCCCTGCGCTTGCACCGCTATCTAAAACAACAGTACCACCAGTCACCGTACCAACATTGTTTACAGTGTAACCAGAGGACAATAAGACACCATTCTGGTATACGTCCATGTCAGTAGCGGCAAGAACCCTAAATGTATAGGTAAAACTTGTCTGGCTGGCTGTAGCCGTTATGTCATTTCTTGTTACTAAGGCCGTTACGGTCATTATCTTGTCCTATATTTTATTTGCCAATTATACTATTTTATGAGTTATAAATCACTCGATGCTTTTTAGTTATCTTGTAATGCTTCTGGTAACATCTCGCCACGCTTCCAAAAATATTCTGTATCGTACTCAGTTTCTTTTTGTCTCATAATTTTGTTAAGATTATTTTCATAAGAAGGATCAAGCATTAATCGTAATTCATCAAGAAATGATCTTTTAATTATAGAAACTTGCCATGCGTTAGGAGAATATTTAAAAGCATTTTCTAAAAGTTCAGAAGTAAATTTAGTCTCTTCTCCTTGCACCAACTCTTGGATATTACCTTGAGTTAATTTTTGAATGTCTTTAATTGCAGATCCTAGTGGGCCAAAAGAACTACTGCCGCCATATCTGTTTTGGTCTTTAAATAACAAATCAGCAACAAAGCCTCCTCCACCTCCCTGCAAAAACGCGGCTGTAAGAAACTCAATATTATTAATATCTCTTGGATTTCTACCAGATTCAATATCTTTAGCTAATAAAGCTATGCCGCCTAAAACTGTAGTGTAAACTAAATATTTGCCAATATATTCAGCCCTAGTCAACCCTTGTTTTGCAAAACCTTTTCTATGATTGTACATAGTAGTTGTTAAAGCAAAGGATGAAAACTGTGTCATTCCGCGCACACCTTGGCCTTCTATGCTTCCTCTCGGCAGTCCACCTGTAGTAATTGCTTGAACTCCAAATCCTGGAGTAATAATTGCATCATCTCTTTCTGACAACACAACTCTTAAAAACTTTTCTCCTTTAGCCTCTAAAGCATTAGCAAATTTAACTCCATCGTAATCTAACGGAGTAGTTAATCTAAATGCGTTCCAATCTTCAGGAGTAATATTATATGTTGCAAATATCTCTTTTCTTGCAGGGCTTAATTCGTCAAATGTTTTAGAAAAATCATCGGCAAGAGAAGCAAAGTATTCCATACCAAAAGCTCCCCTTCCAGATTCAGTCCAAGGAGTAAGCCATGACGCTCTCATTGCCCCACTAGCAAGTTTTGTACTTAATCCTGTTCCATAAATGTCAGCGTGTCTATTTCCTCCTGCCGCCCTATCTATCATTTGGTTTGCTAATAATCCTGTTTTAACAGCAAATTTTCGCATTTCTTCTTTATTTTTAGTTGGCATCATTAATTTAAGTTGCCGACTAAATATTTTAAAAGACTCTAAACCGTTTAATTCACTTGCTAATTTAATTGTTCCTAAATCAGAAAATGAAGCTAAAAAAGCTCTATACAAAAAAGCCGAAGTTATTATGTTTCGCGCAGACTGCATAAGATTAGCCGCAGTAGTAAACTCACCATCGTTTACTTTTCCCGATGCAACATTAAAAATAGCTTTTGCTTGAGTTTCAGTTTGCAGTTTTTTTAACGGTTCTTCTTTTTTAATTTGAGTTAAAAGTGACTCAAACATACGCTCAGGATTAGTCCCAAAAATTTTCATTAATGCAGTGTCGCCTGCCATGCTTTCGATATCGTCAGTAACTAATGTAAAAACATCAGACTTTCCAAACCTATCATTATAAGCAAGCCATGATTCAGGGTCTTTAAAATACAAAACTCTCTGCTCTGAACCTTTACTGCCAAGACGAGACACTTTTCTTTGTACTTCAAAATCTTGTAATTTGTTTAATCCGTTTGTTGTAATAGAATCAAAAATTGAATTAAGAGCAGTATCATTCATTATAGGATTTATTGGTTCTGCCGTATCTTTGTTTCTAATTTCATATTTAAGACCTTTAACAAATTCTATCCAATCAGGTCTTGTGGCTTTTGCCATAGCTTTCTGGTCGTGTACTTGTGGTAATATTGCATCTGCATTTTTGTTAATGCTACCACCAACTTTGTTAAAATTATTAACCATCGTATCTCTAAGTTCACCATACGTTTTGGAAAATTCTTTTATTTCCTCACTAACTTCTTTTTTTCCATATCTAGCCCTAACAAAATCTTGCAAACCTTTTTTATTTTGAGTAAAACCAAGGTCTCTAGTTCTAAACTCACTTAAAAATTCAGCTATTTTAGAATGATATTGTGCCTTATACTTTGACGCTTCAAGCTCTATACTACTGCCTTGAGCTTGGCGAGTAGGGTCTCTACGCATCAATGATAACAATCCATCGTATTTAGAAACTCCATGAGCGCTAACTTGATCCCAAGCTCCAGCTAATCTAACAGCATTAATAGCGGCATTTCTGCGTTCGCGGCTTTTATTTCTTACAAGATTTGAAATTGTTACATCTGGCTCAGAAGACCTTAATATCTGTTGGCCCATTTGAGTAGTTATTTTTCCAGCTTGTACAGCAACATCTACACAGCGAGTGTAAGCAGTTTGCACAGCGTCAACATTTTTAACTTTAGGCTGAGTAGCTTTTTTTGTTTTCGCTGGGTTAAGAGGCTCAAGTCCCATATTTAATTTTTGTTGATCTTTTGGAGATTTAGCCAATTGCACACCTCGTCACTGATTCTAACCCTTCAATTTCATCATCAAGTTGTTTCATAAGAATATCACCATCAACAAATTCATCAAAATCATCTAATACTTGTCGCTCTGCAAGAGCATTAAATGCGGCAATATCATCATCATAGAATTTTGCAATTCCTATTTCATCTAAAATACTTTTTTGTTGTGCTGTAACCGAAGCATTAGGTGTTTTTGGTGCAGGAAATTCATCAATATAATCTTCATAAATAGAAGTGTTAAATTTATCTAGTTCTGCTTGAGACTCTCTTAATATCTGAATGTCATCTTCAATATCTATCTCAATAGCTTTATGATACAAATCTTCTAACACATCATTATCAGAAAATTCTAAATCTGATAGCCTTGCTTTTAATTCTTTTATGTAATTATCTTTCATTTCATCAACAACTTTTGAAGGGTCGCGAACAATATCGTCAATAAAATCAAGAGCCATGTTATCGTCCATGTCTATACCTTGCTCTCTAAATCTTTCAGACACATCTTGAGGAGCCATTCCTCCAGTCTTCCTAAACATTGGCCTAGTGCCTTTACCCAATGCATTCATATCGGCAACATCAAATCCTTCTTCAGCCCATCTTGCTTTATTTAAACCGCCCTCATTGGCAATTCTACGAACCCACGTTTCGTTGTTTTTAATTTCTTTATTAATGTCTTTTTGTAAACTTTTAATTGTTGCTTCTTTTGTTTCTATAAGAGTGTCATATTCACCTTGTTTATATTTACTGTATTCAGCAGTTAAAATATCATTAGGTCTAGCTGTTTTTTTAGAATTTAATTCATTTTCTACTCTTGCTAGTATTTCTAATGCCTCATCTTCTGGAGTATTCACAGCTTGTGCAACACTTGCATCAACATCAATAGATTCATCGTAAGGCACACTTTGATCTTTAAATTTAGCACCTTGTGATTCTTTTATAATAGGAGTTGTTTTTTCCCTAACATTTCTTAAATATCCAGATAAACCACCTACTCCCCCTCCAAGAACTCCAGCACCAACAGCTACAGTTGCAATTGCGCTAAGAGCATCTTCAACCTCATACGGAGAATTAATAGTATGCTTGTGAGCAAACACTAATGGCTGTATAAAAGTCTCGGCTCCAGCCGCAAGAGCCGCCTCAGTTTTTGCAACCTTTAATGCGCTTGCTAAAGTACCTAGACCTTTAAGAGCAGTTCCAGATACAGAATAAGGTATAGTTGCTAATACAGCAGGTTCTAAAAAAGAAGCTGACATAGGCCCAAGAATACTTGCCGCTAGTTTGGACGCGCCTGAACCAGCCTCCATAATTCGTTGAGTTTCTTCTCGCGCAATTTTTAATGATTCATTTCTTTCAATAAACAATTCAAGATTAGTTTTAATTTCTCCAGTGTCAGCGGCTATTCTATCGTAGTCAAATTCACCTCTATAGTTTTGATATTGTGATTTATCAATAGTGTTATTTTCTACAAGATCTCTTACCTTTTGATTTCGATCTTCGTAATTTTGATCGTTTAATGAGGCAGAATAAGAAAGGTTTTCGTTAATAAAAAGACGAGTCGAGGCTTTATACATTTCTGTAAAGGTAGATTCAGGCTCCATAGGTTCCGAAAAACTCATTAACTGATCTAGCATTTCTTTATTGTCTTTGTTAGAAATAAAGCTCATTACAAATCTCTCGGAACGGCAGGATTCATACGCAACAATTTGTCTAATGCACCAGTAGCAGACCTATCTTTTGCAAATTTTGCCGACTCTTCTTCTACAGAATATGTAGACACTTCATCATTCATAGAGGGCCTTTTTGGCAATTCAGGCTGTCCATAACTAAATATAAACGGTTGAGGCTCTAATAAAGGATTATCATTAGCAATCATTGCAGTAACATCTTTGTCTTTGCCTATCATTACCGCGTATCTATTACTGCCTAAAGAAATAATACGTCCGTTGCTTACAGCCCTTGCCGCTTGCTCAGGAGTATGCCCTTGAATGCCTCCAAAACTTTCAACATTTTGTGGAGTAAAATCATCTATATAATCTTGAAAAGTATTTTGATTAATTCCTCTAGGTAACAATACTTTATGATTATTTATTTTTTTAATTCCTCCAGAAACTCGTTGTATAGAATCTTCAAAAGAACTTTGTGTAGATATTTTTTTATTGTAAGCCTCAAGAGCTAATGCTCCATCTAAAATCTGACGAGAAGCGTTTGCAGGTAATGAATTACCAATTAAATTATTAAAAATGTCTTTATAATTTACAGGTAGTTTCCCTTGCGTTCCTTCATTAATAATATCTTGTCCTAAAAAGATTTCTTTCATAATGGTTTCATCTCCAATAGAAGAAGCCATTGCAAATAAACCCTGACCTTTTTCGTCAAGTTGCGCGAATATGTTTGAGCTTGGATTAAAAGAATTAGCTAAATCTGTTTTTTGTTGAGCAGACATTTCATTTACTGCAAGAGCTAAAGTTGTAGCTTCATTATCATTTAATGGTGACACTGGAACACCATAATGAGCAGACAAAACTTTTGCCTGTTGTTCTCTTTTTAAATATGAATTTGGATCATTAATGTCGAATTCAATTTCTTTAATTAAACCTTGGCTAACTCCTAAAGAATATCCATCTTTTGTAGCTTGCCTGTTAATATCTGCATTAGCTACTAACATAGCTTTGTAAGCATCAGCACGATCCAAGCCACCTGTTCTAGCCGCATCAAGCATTTCATTTCTAGCCTGTAATGAGGCAGTAGCAAAGATTCCTATTTCATCAGCTAAAAATAACTTCTCCTCTAGCGGAGTTCCTTTAGCAATTTCATATACACTTGCTCTTTCTTGCTCTTTAATAGGCTGTCCAAGACTTCTAGCAGTTATATAATCTTGCACTTTTGCAGTAGCTTCTTTTGTTGCTACTTTTGCAGAAGCATTTATACGAGAGTTTTTCCTGTTTAAATCTTCCTGGGCAGATACAGTAAATGCTCTGAGGTCATCTTGCGAATATCCTTTAGGCAATGGCTTATCTTGAAATTCTTCTAATGCTGTCATAGCCGCGCCAACACCATCTTTGTCAGCTATGTCATCAAGATTCTTTAAGGTTCTTTGCTCATAAAGAGCATTATTTACTTTATTTTTTGCACCCTCAACATCATATAGCGGATCAGCTTCTCCCATTGCATCTATTGTTAAGTACAACAATGGAAGTTCTTCAGCAACAAGCTGGTCTTCGCCATTGGCTGTTAAGTTTTCAAGATCAATAAGAGCTGTATTAATAGAATCTTGTAAAATTGCTTGGCCTTGTTTTTCAGAATTTGCTATAAAATTAGCATTAATCGTTTGAAAGTTAGATGAAATTCTTGGCCCCATTGCTGATCTAAGGTCTTGCTTTATTTCTATAGGTGCCGCATCCACTGTTGCATCATAAAACGCTTTAGCCGCATTCTCATAACCTACAGGATCATCTGCAAAGTCTACTGCAATCTCATTTAATCTTATTGTTGTATCAGTTTTACGTTGGGCATATTGCGCATTAATTACTGTATTTTCATAAACATTAGCGCCCCAGCCTTTGCGCTGTGCTATTTCTCCGTAAGATACTTTACCTGTTTCTGGATCGACTATGCGAGCCTCTTCTACAGCTTGTAACGCTTCTGCTGGAGCTAATTCCTCAGCTTTAGCAATGCCAAACTGTTCAGCAACGCCTGCTACAGTCTCTCCTAAGCCTGCTAGAGCCTGCATACGCCTAGCCGCAGAGTCATCTACACCAGTAGGGCGGAACTCTCCGTAAGATAGAATACGTTGTTGTCTAGGTCGTTTAGCCATTATTGTTTCCTATGTATCAGTTATGCAAACGCGTTTGCAACTTTTGCCGTACCTTTAAGCAAAGTAGATGCCGCGCCAATATTAGCAGTTCCTCTAGCCATTCTAGCTTTTCTTAATGTTTGTGCTTCGGCTAACCTTTCAGTTAATCCTATCATTGCTTCACTTGTGCCTATTTGTTTAGCAGTTTCTAAAGAAAGACTAGCAGTAGATCCTTCACCTGTTTCTCCAGACATAGACGCACTAACAATGTTAGATGCAAGGACTTTGCTTAACTCTTGTCGTCTTTTTAGTTCACGCCCTTCAGCCGCAATCTTTTCTTGCCTAGCTTGCTCTTCTAAAGCATCTTGTTGCGCTTTGCCAGATTCAACTTGACCGTAAACATTAAGCCCTGTTCCTACGGCTGTCGCGGCTACTGCCGCACCTACAGCGGCACTTCCACCACCTATTGCGGTTAATGCCGCCACTATTCCAAAAGTCATCTAAATATCCTCTGGCTCTAACAAAGCCTTTTCTATCTCGTCTATATCAGTTAAATGTGTAGGGTGATATGTAATCCATACACAGTCTGTTTCAGCGTATATAACACGCTTAGTTTGCGGAATAGTCTCTCCCATAAACGGAGCCTCTATATCCAAGTTACCAAATTGGCTAGACACCTTACATCTACCCTTTACCACCATGTACAAGTGAGTCGTCTTGTGTAACGCTCCGACCAAACATACGCCAGCAGGTATAAACAACTCTCTTGCATATAAGCCATCACTAAAATGATGCTTGGTTTCTAACTCTACAGTATCACCTTGTAACATCAATGACTGTAGTTTTAATATCTCATCTTGCTTTGCTACTTGATTTAAGATGATTCTACCTCGTATTCTATAGCCTGTATGTGGAACGGTGTAGGCTCAGGAATAGTAATCTCTGGCTGTACCTCTATTCCCCATCCATTACCGCCATTGTTATCTTGTATAATACCAGTTTGTTTAGGAAGATTGGAATCTAATGGCGAGTTAGCCGCATCACCAAACTGTCTAATAGGTACAGGATTACCATCAATATACACACCTGAGCTTTCATACACTCTTAGATTCATGCGATTAATCTTCTTTTCACGCATTTGGTTTTGTCCTGCAATCCTATTTGAATTAGTATTCAAAGGCATACCCACAATCTTAGGCGTAAAGTTGTAACCTACCTCTACGTCAATAACACCAGTAGAAGGGTCTTGCTCAAGGATAAATGACTTTTCTTCATCAGTTAAAATAATGTATCCAGAAGCAGGGTCAACCTGTACTACGCGGTTATCTAATGTTGTTCCTCTTGCTACAACACTAACTGTCTCTCCATCTAAATGATGTGAAGCTAAAGATAAATTATTTCCACTTATACTTAAACTGGTTTCAAGTCTAACAGATGAGTCCATTAGGTAGTCAAAGTCCCACTTTTCTATTGTGTAAGTAGTAGTAGTGTCAGTTGTTCTTTTGTTTACTAAGAATAAATCATTGTTAACAACAGATACCGATACAGTCTTGAGAGGGTATGCAGAGTTAGTATCTCCATTAATCCACTTAGTAAAACCATTAATGTCTTGTGATCTAAGCGTATTTAAAATACTAGAAGTGCCATCTTGGTTTACAATAAATACCCAGTTAGCATCTTCAGACAATGATCCTGTTAAAGATCCTAAGTCTACTGGATTATCAATAAGCTGTGAGGACAACACAGAGATGTCTGTACTGTTATAAGCATCTTCATTGTAGTTATACAGATAAGATCGTAGTGTTCTACCGTTTTGGTCTACAAATAATGTTGCACCATCTACTGACTTAACCTCTAAGAAAGATGCTCCATGCTGTGTTTGCGCTTCAATAGTAATGTCAGACGGAGTATTACCCTTAACAATAAACTCTGCCCCTGCTGTAAACACCTGTAGGCCACGATCAGGGTTAATGTCGATAATCTCTGTTAGCTGTCTTGAGGATATTGTTGTAAAGATACCCTCGTCATCATCACCTTCTTCTGTGTAGAAATCAAAGAACGATCCAGACCTAGATGCAAACAAACTCTGTAGCTTAGACTTTGTACCACCTAACCATAACCTTCCTGCATAGAATGCGGCTGTCTTAGGGTATCCTCTAGTTGAAGACCATACGTCTTCTTTTCTAGCCACTCCTTGCGTAACTAAAGCAAAAGCTATTTGGTTAGCAGTACCGCCACTGTCTGAAGTTGCAAAACCAGAAAACAATTCAAATTCTTTTGTAGACTCACCAGAAATAGTAATAGTGTATGCGGCTGTTCCTGTTCTGCTTACAGACACACCTGTATCACCAAAAACAGGCATTTCTTGTAAATTTTTCTCTATGTTAAATGCAGAAGATGATTGTTCATTAGCATTAGCATCTCCAGCAAAAGTAATGTTTTTACTTAACACGCCCTCGACATCTATCTGAAACCTATCGCCTGTTTCAAAATGACCTAATGTCATCGTTGTTACATAACTTGTAGGTGTAGGGCTAGAAGCATCATCATAATCGTACTGAGGCACGTTAAGAAAAGGAATGTCGTCAACACTAAACGCAGATAAACCTGTGTGTATTATTCTTTTAGGATGATGATTCTCATGGAACATTAACATAACATTTTCTGTTTGCACATCACGTACGTTTGCAACTTCAGTAGACTTAAAAGGTAACGGCAAATAAGCTACAGGAACAAAGTTAAATGTTTGATCTGTTACTCTGTAAATAGACATATTACCAAAAGAGGGTGACGTATCAGCACCTCCAGTAACAACACATAAGTAATGCCTGTCTGTCTCAATGCTAAAGTCAAACGTCTTGACGTCAGAAACATTGCCTGTTGAGTAAAGAACATTAAACTCACTAAGTTGTATTTTTAAAGTTCCTAAGTCGCCTGTATCACCAGTTCTTACTATTCTGTAGTATTGACCAACAAAATCAGAATCTAAACGAATACGAATAGATTGCGCTTCTGCTGTAACAGTTAAAGTCTCTTCGGTAGTCCAAGAAGAACCGTTGCTAGAAACTTGAATTTTAAATTGACCAGAGCCAGTTCCGCTTAGTTTAATGTCTTTAACATCTATAAACACACCTCTATCAGTTGTCCCAAGAACATTATATAAAGCTACTATATATTCATCATCTGGCGCAGATTGTCCTGTTGTTCCGAATACACCAATATTAGTTGTTGTTAGTCCTACCGTTGTCCGATCAAAGTCATTAATATTAGCAACAGTACCGCCTCTAGGCATACTTGAAGTAAATGTTGTAAATGCAGAATATGCAAGGTTAGGTGTACTAACTGTTTTAGTAAGAGTACCACTAGCACTAGGATTATTAGTCCCAACCGTCCTTTCTGCGTAGACAGTATATGGAAGACTTGCTCCAGTAAAAGAAAGCACCGTAAAAGTAGAGGAATTATTTGTATATGTAGCGCCAACAACAGGCAAGCCAGAAGTAACATTAAACGAAAATAATTGCCCTAATCCACTAAAAATAAAAGGAGCTACAATGTTTTCTGCGGTATCTACGTGTTGTGTGCCTGCTCTACGCTTTAACCCTCCCTGTGGGACGATAAGGACGTTTTCAGCAGTTTGCATTCCCTGATAGTATTGCTCAAGATCAACGCGGCCTTTAAGTAATGGTGACAACTCTCCGCTTACAAAAGAACTTTGTAGAAACTTCGACTTCGCCATAACTAAAACCTTACATCAATAAACGGACGATCTGTAATAGGGGTTATTGGGTATTGTTGCGAATCAGTAAATCTTGCCATTCGAGAAGCGTTTACATATTGACCAGCATTGGCTTCCATAGATGCGGCACTGTCCCTGATAGAAGGAGCAAAGTCCATAGCAAGTCTGTACTCAATCATCTTACTAAAGTATACAGGCCATGCTGATTCTGGAGCGTTGTAAATGTAATCAGCGTATATTGCGCCAGTTGAATTTGAGTATAGCTTGTCGCCATAGATAGTGTAATTAACTTGAGGATTAATTTTGATAAGAAACAAGAGGTCAGCAGGAAGTTGGTAGATAGACTGCCACTCAGTGCCTACTGGAGTTTCTGTTGTTAAATCTAGCTGTGCTTTCTTTTTAGCAAAGCCCCAACGGTATTTAGTTAATTCGTTTTGTACGATGTTGTCATACAGATTGTTAGCAACAGTTTGAGCGCGTGAGTTGCCGACTAAAGTTGTAATAGGCAAATCCCCAATTAAAATTAACGCATTAGATATTAGCTGGATTTTGCTTGCCATAATAAACCTTTATGTAAGAAAGGGGGGACGAACCCCCCAGACGTTTTACTTTGTTACTTACGCTGTTACTGTAGTACCACCAGCCGCAGTAATGCTTGTAGCGGTTTGGGTCTTAATGTAAGTAATAGTTACTACTGGAGCAGTTGCAGTGGTAGTATCTTTACAGATGATTAAATCACCAATGTTAAACTCATTGATAGCGTCAAGGAAGTAATCTGCGTTATCAACAACTGTTTTAGCATCAGTAGAAGTATACTGCCAAGTGCTTCCACCTGTTCCTGAACCGCCAATGCGGCATAAACCTGATCTTGCAAAAGCCATGATATTTCCCCTTATACGTTATCTTTGTATTCAACTTTAACGACACCGCTTGAGTCACGGACAACAGAGCCAGCTTTCAAACAGCCGTTGCTCAACCATGAAGTACGATCTGCAATCCAATCAACAGAAGTCTTCATGTCCATGCCAATAGCAAGACCAACAGCGTCGCGCGCGAAGAAGAATGAGTCAACAGTGTTACTAGCAACAGTCAAACCACCTTCAGAACGATCATCAAGAACAACAATGTTGAAACCTTGCAAAGTGTTAATGTCACCACTTACAAGAGCCTTAACTGTTTGATAATCAGAAGAAGTAGCTTTCTCATCTTTGAGAAGTCCACCAAGTCCAGCGGCATTGATTGCACCAGTAAGACCTTCGTTTGGTACACCAGCGGCACGTAGGTTTACGTGAGCTTCAGTCAGCTTAGCCATAGTTAAAGCCGCAGAACCGTGAGCAACAGTAGAACCACTGCTTGCATTCATTGCGTCAATTACTAGTTGGTCAGAACGACGACCAAGAGCGCCAGCGATAGTGCTTGCTAGTTCTTGCTTCTCGTCAAAGTTTACTTCAGTTGCGTCAAAAATATCAGTGTACTCTGGAGCATTCCAGTTTTGCAAAGTAGCAATAGCGAAATCATAAGTTACGTCCATAGGAGTGACTAGATCAGAAGTAGACTTCTGGTTAGCTAGACCTTTACCCATGTTACGGAATTTATAAGTGTCACCAACTACATTGTTACGAACAGTTACGAAAGGCTTGAGAAGCCCTTTTGTTGCATAAGCGTGTTTTACCATGCTATCGAATTCAATCGACGCTACGGCAGATAGATTCTTACTCATAATAGTTTCCTCGAAAAAGAGTAATTAAAAAAGTTTTTCAAGGTTTAAGCTGAGTACCCAGTAAAATTGGTCAGCATTCAACCTAAAATTACTGGGCCTTGGTGAAAAGGGTATCCAGTGTCTTGATTATACACCTTTTACCCTGTATTAATCAATTATTGAGAACCACCCCACGCTTCCATCATTCTCTGAATCTTGCGCTCATGGTCAATATTGGTACTTCTAAGGAGATTTCCTTGCTCATCTTTCTTAAACATTTCTGTTTCAATAGCGTCCCAAGACAGACCTTCTGGGTTGTTGCCTCCCTCCATTGGAAGTTTAGCAGGAGCAGTTGCTTGTACTAACATCTCTACTAATGCAATGGTATCAGCAGTAGTCACTAGACCTCTGGCTTCTTCATAAGTCTCTGCATCTAGGTTGTTTTTCATAAACCCTTCAACAGTCTTAATTCTTTCCTGAGCGTTATCGCCTAGCTTAGACAGCTCTTCTTCTTGATCTACAGCTTGTGCGGCATAGTCTTGGGCAGATAACAATTCCCATGCTTCTCCGAATGCATCAGCACTCATATTAGTCTTAGTAGCAAATGCCTCTAACTCTTGATACAAGGCATCATCACTCTCAATTCCTTCTGGGGGTGTGTAACCATCTTTAGGCGCACCCTTGAATCCTCCAAACTTTTTAGACAGTTCAGCATACCCTTTAGCTTGATCTGCTACAGATTTATACTTTGTGTCTAACCATTCAGGGACTTCTCCCGTTCCTTTGATACCTTCAGTTAAATAATATTCCCCTTCTGCAAGGGTGGGTTCAGAACTATCTAGCAAGGTATCGCTTTGTTCAGCGGCTTGTTCTTCTGACATAATGTAATCCTTAAATTATTTCGGCTTGCTTCATTTGATTGATTAAAAACTTAACTACACCAGCCTCACCGTTATGGTAAGCAGATTCGTAATTAATGTTTTCTGAGCCAAAAGGAGTATCATTATCATAGACAAACCTTCTGGTCAGGTCTGCTAAGATACGCGCTCCATCGTCAGTTGTAAAGACCCTATGATATGCCTTGGCAAGATCAGCCGCATTCTGTCTACGTATTCCTGCTTGTTTTTTAGCAACTTCTGGATCAGCAAGTTGATCAATATTTGACCAACTCATTGAACAGGCATCGGTGGTTGTGATGTCTTCATGCCAGCTTGAGCCGCTTGTGCGCCAGCCTGAATAACCTGTGCTTTCTCAGTAGGTGTTCTTACTAACTCAGCAGGCATTCCTGTCTTAGACGCTACCCACGTTCCAAAGTCTTCCTGCTTAAAGCCAATCTTAGCCTGATCTGGGCCAGCATTCTGTAAAACGAACTGTACAGCTTGTTGAACATTGATAATATCTTCAGCGTCTTGCGCTCTAGCTAAGGGCGATAGGAACTTAATCTCGATATCACGACCATCTAACTGTAATGGCTGTAAGATACCTCTACGAGTTAGGATGTAAACAACACGCTTGAGGATAGGAACAAGCACTTCTGTCTGTAATCGACCAAACGCACTACCGATTCTCTTAGCTAATTCTCTTGACTCAATAGCTACCTCTGTCGCAGAACGCACGGCACCAGTAGGATCACGCAGATCGTTAAACAAAGCGCGTTTAATAGAGACTTGTAAGTCCTGCATTTCAAATTGCGCCAATGCAAGGTTAGCCCCTGTGTCTAATCTCTGGATAGACGGATTAGAGGAGTTGTTAGAACCAACTGGAATAACAACCCCTGGACTTATAACTATATTGTAGGGGTTAGTCACACCATCATCAGTAGCGGTGTACATACCTGATAGGTCGATAGCAGCTTTTTGCAGGACAAACTCTTTCACTTTGTTTAGAGAGCGCACATCAGGTAAAGCCTGTACAGCAGGGCCACGACCACGTATCTCTCCTGCTACTTTAGAGTAACGACCAGTTACCCAAGGGCTAGATTCCCCAAAGTCTTCCATCCAACTAATACGATCTTCGCCTTTAACCCATACACAACCGTAATATTTTTTAGCTTTAGGCATAAATACAACGCCTTCACTAATTTCTACTTCTGCATCTGGTTGAGTTTCTATTAGGGCAATAACACTTTGAGAAGGCTTAAACCCTCTCCACTGTCTTTTTAGATTTCTTGCTTTAACATTGAATCTACGCCAGTGTGTTTCAATAGAACCGTATGGGCCTTCCTCAAACGCAATGCCTTTTTGTGGAATAGCATTAAACACTAATGGCATATCATTGTTGTCAGTCTCATCAATCCGTAAAGTACCTGTACCTACTAAAAGATCAAGAGCGTGTTCAAAGAACTGTGTAGCAAAGTTAGAACGGTTAATGTAATCAAAGACAATATCAGCCTGATCTTCTAGGTTTTGTCTAACTTGTTCTTCAGATACATCAAACTCGCCTGATTCTAATGCCTTTATAACACTGAGAGAAGGAGCAAAGGTTGCCCAGTTACCCCAGATAGGAGCAATGTTTTCTTGTAGCTTACTTGCTCCCTGTTGGATAGCTTCGATTGCAGTGGAGTCAAAGATACGATCCATCTTTTTAGAGCCAGAAACAACAGTATCAAATAGATTTCTGTTAGGTAGAAAATACTCATAGCAGTCATCAAGCAAGTCATGCCATTGCGCCATTTTAGAAAACGCTTGCGACTCTCTTGTTTTTAAGTCTTGTAAAGACCCTAGCTCTTTTGGCAACTTCATCTTATCTTGCCGCCTTTTTATCTATCGTAGGGTTAGTTGCAGTATATCCTGACCCAGAGCGTAGGCCAGCACTTCCTGCTCCTCTAGAGCCACCAACATTACCGCCAAATGAATATCCTCTTGATGCACCAGGCTGCCCACTAGCACTAGCACCTTTTGCTAACAAAGACTTAGATCCTAGCTTCCCACGAGCCAAAGCCTTTAGTCTTTTTTCATCTTCTTCCATTTGTTCATCAAGCATTCTACTTTGTCTTTCTACTACAGCTAGTTCTTGTGCGGTAGGTTTTGGGGCTTTAGGACTTTTCATTATTCTTCCTCAGATGTTTTAGCAGTTGATAAGGGGTTAGAATGAAAGGATTGTTGATACCTAATATTTGTTTAGTATGCCCGACACAAGTATTCAACATAAATAACGATCTTTTACATTCTTTCGGTACGTAACTTTCCATTATATAGTTACCTTCGATTATACTCTTTTGGTCGGAAACAGTAAATAAATCAAAACTTTTGGCTGATTTTCCGTAAATAATGTAAGAATTTGGTATAGGTTTGATTAAAAAGCAGTGTCGAATGCCTTTTTTTAAGAATTTTGACCACCAATGTTTAGAATCATCCTCAAAAACGATATAAACCTTAGAAGACATTTACTTTAACTTTTGCTGTATGAGTCTTAGAAAAGGTATCAGTACGTCTTAGTGCGGCACGACCCTCGCCCTCACCTTGCAATGCGTACTCCAAGGCTTCAACAGGGTGAGAATATTCGTTCTTATCAGGCTCATCAGTGTACCTTTCCCCTGTAGTCTGCACTCTACGGTAGCAGAAACCACCTTGTAGACCCTTACGGATCATAGATGCTTTGGGTAGGACAATGAATCTAGGCTTACCATCCATGCACATTTCTTTCATAGGGACTTCTAGGGCGGCTCTACGCTTCATAGGATCATTAGACGCAGTAGGTTGACAGGGTATGCCTGCGGCTCGCATGATTTGGAAAGGTGTTTCAGAGTTAGACTGGTTCTTATTGTTACCAGAGGGATCGCCCCATCCTTTAAACGTGTGATCAGGATAGACTTCTTCGATGTATCTTTTAAGACTAGGAGCAAAGTCAACAGCACCAGAGTCAGTTAATACAACTTCATCAAAGCAGACCCAACGGCCTATAGAGGTTCTTTGCAGAAAAGCACACGCTGGAGTACGACCAAAGTCAAAGCCAAGGACAATAGGTATAGACTTATCAGGCTTAAATTCCATGTGTTGACAGTGGACTGAATCAGTATACATAGGATGTACAGGTTTACCGTTAGATACAAAGCCGTATTCATTGGCTAGATTAACCTTGATCCAATCATCTGTCTTCCCTTGAAGTCCTCTTTTATAATAGCCGTCAGGAAGGTTAGTAAGGTTCTCAGCGTTTTTATTAATTTTCCAGTTCTCACCATCTTTCAATACCCCTCCTTGTTGTCTGTAGAATGCCCAATCATCAGGTCGTTCTATCTCTGCTAGTTTAAAATACCAATGGTCTTCATCAGGGGCGTTACTATCTCCTATGATTCCATGATGTGTAGGACGCGCACCTTCCTTGTTAGAGGGATATCTACCATGTCTAAGGTCTAACATGTCTAAAACAGCCTTAGCGTGTTCCTTAGTCTCGTTTAACCACACCCATGTAGTCTGTATACCCCTAGCCTTCTTAACGTGTTCAGGACGGTCGAACGCAATAAAGACAACATCACACTCTACCCTTGTGCCATCTTCTAGTTTAAATCTTATAAAATGTGTAGGGGGTTCTTTGTTGCCTTGTTTGAAGTCACCTAACTCTCCATGTATCTCTAACCAGTCTTTAATCGTAGTAGAAAATAGTTCAGAATACGTGTTACGTGCGGCAATAACCCTAGATAAGCGTACACCATAGTTCTTATGTTTCTTATCTTTAACAGGCTCTTGTTCACACATAAGGTCAAACAGTTTAAGAATACACTGGACGGTCTTACCAGAACCTAACGGCCCCATGATAAAGGAGTTTCTTGCACGGCAATCATTGAAATCTTGCAGGACTTGGCCTTGTGGCATCAAGTTGTATTCAATTCTCATCTTGACCAGTCTATCTTATCGTAATTAGATTTAAATACTTCTCGACTACTCGCTGTAGACTTACGAGCATGACTACCCTTACCACCATTGTATTCAGGGAAGTGCCTATCTCTTGTTTCTTTGTCTAACTTATGGATTATGTTTGTGCCTTTCTTCGCCATGTCACCATTTCCCGCATATACACGTTTCTTCTAAACAAACACACTCACTAAACATCTTATCATCTAACACATACAGAACTTCTTTCATCGCGTATAAGTCTTTATCAATTAAAGCCGTACAAAAAGCTTCAATCAATTCGTAATCAGCATCACTCACAGGTTCATCCGTATTAAGACTTATCATTCATTCATCATCCCTTAACCAATCCTTCATTACAAGTGTTTTTGCTAACTCAAGATAAAACACCTCAGATTCACTTCTAAGCGTACTTCCTACCTCAACCCCTAGGTCACCTATAGAAATGACAATAAAGTCCTTAGAATGCCCTTATATGAGCTTCTATGAGGTCTTCTACGTCAGGTCTGATCTTATGAATAGTCATTTAAGCAGTCATAATTTTTTTTTGGGAGGGACATATATATACACATAACGCTCGCCTTCGGAGGGGGGGGTACTGTATATCCATCCACTGTATATTTATCCAGCCCTAGTCCTTATCGTTTGTTCCCCCATCGAAGCGCTTTCTATTGACTGAGATAACGAGACCATCTTGATCGCCAGTGCTATGCTCTATGGCGCGGAGTTTTGGCACCAAGAAATTACTTACCTTCTCCATTGCTTCGACACTTGCCTTATAGTCCGCTGTCTCTCCTGATTGCTCTGCTATCTCCTGTAGCTTGATTGCACCATTTGCCATCTCAACTACTGGATTCCACTGCGCCCCGAACTTCTTAGCCATGTGATCAGCTAATACACGCTTAAATGGTCGATTTCCACTGCCCTTTGGTCTGCCCATGATTGCTCCTATAATGTGAGTAGCTATATAAATAAATACTATCGCTTTGATTTTCTTAATTAAAATATTCAATGATTCCCCTGATTATACATTATTTAGCCTTATTTGGCCTTATATATGAGTAAAAGTTAGTTTAATGC